ATTGATTTCATTCTGTATCTCGTTTATTTGTCTGCACGATTGGTCATATATTTCCTGTAAAAGTTCTTCTATCTTTTCAATAGAGTTGAGTTTTACCTTATATCTTTTTTCCATAATCAGTATTTTACTATAAATATCTTATACAGAATTATCACAGCCGCCTATTCCAATTCTTTTTGTTTAAAGAGATAGTATATTGTCTTATACTTTTTCATATTATCTCGAACCATCTTTGTGCTCATCATTGTCTCTTCTCTTAGATAATATAGAACTGAACTTTTTCGGAGTTTGTTACTTCCATTAACGGGGAGAATCCTCTCCCAATTCCTCATTAACGTTATCAACGCTTGGCCTACCTTGATTTCATCAGGTGTTAGCTCGTTCTTTTCGGGTTCGAGTACCATCTTCTCAATTTCGTCTGCGGTGTGATTGATAAGCCTGATTGCAATATTCGAATAATCTTCCTCCTCAGTTGAAAACTTTTGACTGTTGCTTATCTCCTCGAATACGTCATCGTATGGTGTATTTTTTTGCCTCTTCTTAGCATATTGCATACATTTGTACCTGAGATAATTCCTGCATACAGTTCCACAATATGAATAAGCCTTGTAATGTTTAAGTTCCAATTTAAAAAACTTAACCGTTATCGGATGTTTGAACGTTTCGGGAGCCGTTTCTAATAAGTTGTTAACCGCATCTAGGTCAGTTGGGAAATCGTCATCATCATCTAAAGGTGTAAATAAATAAAAAACTTTGACGTATTTAGGCGAATTTTCATCTACCGACTTTTTAAGTTCAACAAAGTCTTCGATGGTCATAAGAGTCATCGGCTCTGTTGTTCCTCCCGAAACTTCCTCATAAACATACATTTCAGGTTTATAGTGGTTTATCTTTGTTAGGAGATATGAAATGGTATCACTGAAATTTTGTTCAAATTCTTCGTCAGGAACAAATAACTTATATCTCCTGATGATAGACTCAATCATCTTTGTTAACGCCGGATATAGAATGGTATTAAACAACTGATTTTTCTTCTCGACGTTAGTTTCGTTTATGTAATCAACTATTGCTTTTTCTTCTTTCTCGTAAAAATAACCTTTTCTTTCACTTGGTTTTCTTCCTCTTTTTCCCATTTTTGCAGCGGTTTTTTTAACGCTCTGCAAAACATCTTACTACATCAGAACAATGTACTTTCCATAAAAACACTCTCTCAGAAGAGTCTTACCACGATGTTTAAAAGAGGGGAAGGTCATTCCCCTCAATCTCGCATAGCAATTATTCTTCTTCGTATGTTTTATTCCTGTCCTGAGGGAAAAAGTACTCTTTCTTGGCAAGTTCAAGCCACCATTCAATTTCCTTAGAACTCATTTCATCCTTATAGGTGTTCGTGAGACATCCCGCTCTATTTGCGGTATGGATGTATCCAACTTTGGGAACAACATAGAACTTCTTCTGTTTATAAAGTGCCCTGAAAAGAAACTCATACCAGAAAACAAGTTTCATTGACTTCTTTAAGCCGCCAACCTGCAAGAAATCCTTTAATCTAAACACTGCACCTGAAGTATTAAAGTTGAGATAATCTTGTAACGAATCGATATCCAAATAGCCAAGTTCCTCACAGAATGAAGTAGCCCAAAAAGCCTCGTTTGCGTAGGATATCGTCTCTTTTGTCTCATAATCAGTGACTTCGGTAAGAGGAAGATATCCTGAACACTCATCATTGAAATATAAGCCAACGTTCTTAAACCAATTTTCTGTTAGAACATCGTCATATTCAAGGACACAGAAATAGTCAGTCTTAACGTTTTCAACACCGAGCATTACCTGTGATGGATAACTCGTATCGCCATCGTTATAAACAGATACCCACTTCGTAGCGGCGTGTTTCACTTTCTCCACCTTTTCCACATCTTCCTTGGGGCCAACAACTATAACCTTATCGGCTTGCTTCTTTGCACTCTCATATGCCGTTTCAAAGAGTTTTACTCCTTCATCATCTATATTCACGATAGGAATGATAACCGTTATCTTTTCCATAATTAATCTCCGTTAATGTCTTTTCCATTATTCAAATCAGTAAGAACTTCTTTAAAATCAGCCAATCTCTTACCAATTATTTCATCAACATAAACTTTCTTTACCTGCTCTCTCTGAGCATCCTCGGTATATTTGTTGAGGAAATCATTATACTTATATGCGTCATCAGGGATTTGGTCTAAAGTCCAACTCCTAATTGCCGAAGGGAGAACTTCTGCGAGGTCATCCAATGTCTCAAACCAAATGGGGCCATCAACAATACCGCCTTCTTCATTAATCATCCACTCGGTAGGGTTGGTCGGAACCTTTGCGAAGACAAGCCCACCACACTTAATGGCTTCAAGAAGAGTGTGTCCAAACTGTGTATCATCGTCCACCCAAATAGTAATAGCGGCCTCCTTAAGTGCTGTTGCAAACGTCTCCTGAGACATCCCCCTAAGGTCTCTAAACGAAACGAATTTGTAGATAGGGTTCTTCCAATAGAATGGTTTCACAATCCTATTTATAACGGTTTGGTCTTTTGCAACAATGTTGATGAGGAGTTTTCTTGGCTCCGTTCCTGGTGCGTAGAAACTACGAATTGATGGATTAACAACATGTGTTTTCAGCGTTCCAAACCAGTCATCAAGTTTAAGACCCTGTTCCTCAGTGGTTACAATAGCGTCGGTTATGCCAAGGCCTTCGAAACTTTGTGAAACGGGCATAAATTCAGTAATATTATTAGCATTCTGAACAATAATAACCCTCTTACAAGGGAGTTTAGTTGTCTGCATCATTACGTTTGCAAAAATCTCAGGTATAAAAAGAAAATCACTTGCTGAAATAGTAACATTTTCTTTCTTAATATTAGCGTGTGGTAAGTTAGCATACTCCTCACCCATCCAATCACCAACACCCTCGAAATCGTCTTCGTCGTGGAGCATAGTAACATTGTACCCAAGATTTTTAAGGGCTAATGCTGTTTGATATATATACTCCAATGCACTTGTTGGATTACCCTTTGTGTCAAGAACATAAAAGTACAACCCAAAATCTTTATTTTCAAGTCTTGAGACATTTTCCTCAGCGACTTTTATCATTTCTTCTCTTGTCATATATAGTATTTTAAATTTCTTCTAATACTCCCCAATTTAGGAGTGTGTTTATTGCAAAAGCGGTCCCAAAATCATACTCAAACTCTTTCTTGTTCTTATCATTTTCCAACAAGGAGAGAATAAGCATTTTAACCACATCATAAACAATCATATCATTTTGCGGATTGCCAACGCCCTTTGTTTCATTTTCTACTTTTGAACGAAGATTAAATTCTCCATCCTCATCTGTGTCATAAACCTGTGAGATTTCATACTCACGAGTTCCTAGTTCCGAAGCCTTAGGCGTACAAACCTCTCTAAATCTTTCGAGGTTCAGCACATATATCTTGCCCAAAAACTCAATATAATCAGTCCTGTGTTTCAAAATTCCCATCGATTAATTGTTTTATATTTTTTTCGTCTGTAATAAATGCAGATAGGCTGTTAAATGTATAATCAGCCTTGCTTTCTACATTATATTCAGTCTTTATTTTAATACTAACCTTTCCCTCGGGTTTAGAATCCAAAAGTAGTGGGTTTGCGGAAATAAGAACATCACACTTGTCCCATATTGTACTTGAGTCTTTTGGGAAGTAAGTTTCACGTATTTTTGTTCCCAATTTTGAGATAAAGAAGTACGTGTTTCCAATTGACTGCCCATACTCAAAAGGAGAAACAAACATAAGTTCGATATCCTCCTCAACATCTAAATCCTTAAGCGTTTTTTCAGTGAAGTCATTTAACTCCGCCGATAAGTTTCTTGTTGATGTCGGACACTTTGCGTAAAGTTCAAACGCATAGTCGCTATAAACGAAGTTATAGTAACTACTCTTACTATTAAACGGGAACAGGGCTTGCATATCATTTGTCCAAAATTCAAAATCGGACAAATCATACTCCCTGTTATATCC